CAAATACTGGAGGAGTAACCTTAGCAAACGGTGGTACTTCATGGGCGGCTATATCAGATAGAAGAAAGAAAAAGAATTTTGAAACTACACAAGGTTTAGCTGAATTATTGCAAATAGAACCTGTAAAATACCACTTTGAATGGGATAACGATTGCGTTCCAAAAAGAATGGGTTTTATAGCTCAAAACATACTACCTATAATCCCTGAAATGGTAAGTAAGACATCGGAAATAGCTGAAGACGGAAGTTCATATTTAGCAATAACTCCAGATTATATTTTACCAGTCTTAACAAAAGCAATCCAAGAACTTTCAACAAAACTAGACGAAGCCACCACAAGAATAAAAACACTAGAATCAAGATAATATTTATATTTAGACTAGTTTCAAAATACATAAATGCCAATAGAATTTCAAAATAGAACCGGGACTGGAGGAATGCAATTCTCTAATCTAAGCGGAAACGGAAGGTTCGATATGTTTGTGCCTCCTTCGAGTGTTACTCCATCTCCTTCTATTACTCCAAGCATTAGTATTACTCCATCGGTTACTCCAAGTGTCTCTATTACGCCTTCTATTAGTAGAACTCCATCTATTTCCGTAACTCCATCTATTAGTAGAACTCCAAGCGTGTCAATTACGCCTTCTGTAACTCCTAGCGTATCTGTAACACCATCTATTTCCGTAACTCCGTCTATTAGTAGAACTCCTAGCGTATCCATAACTCCAAGTATTAGTATTACTCCGTCGATATCTATAACGCCGACGTTCTCACCTAGTAGAACACCAAGCATATCAATTACACCTACGTTCTCACCAAGTACAACTGCTACCGTATCGATAACTCCTAGTATCACAAGAACTCCAAGTACGACAGCTACTGTTTCAATTACTCCAAGCGTTAGCATAACACCAAGCATTACTAGAACGCCTTCGCTTACACCAACTGTATCTATTACTCCTACTGTTAGTATAACGCCAAGCATAACTTTAACTCCAAGTACAACTGCTACCGTATCGATAACTCCTAGTATCACAAGAACTCCAAGTACGACAGCTACTGTTTCAATAACTCCAACGGTTTCAATCACTCCAAGCGTTAGCATAACACCGTCTATAACTTTAACGTCTAGTGTATCCGTTACTCCATCTGTTTCTGTTACTCCAAGCATTACGTTGACACCGAGCATTACTAGAACTCCAAGTACGACAGCCACGGTTTCTGTTACTCCAAGCGTTTCTATTACTCCGAGCATTACTAGAACTCCAAGTACGACTGCTACAGTTTCAATAACACCAAGTGTATCGATAACTCCGTCTATCACAAGAACTCCGAGCTTAACTCCAACTGTTTCAATAACTCCTAGCGTTTCAATTACTCCAAGCATTACTAGAACGCCTTCGCTTACACCAACGGTTTCTGTTACCGCTACAGTTTCAATTACCCCAAGCGTCTCGATAACTCCAAGCATTACTAGAACTCCAAGTGTAAGTATAACTCCAAGTGTAAGTATAACTCCAAGCATTACTAGAACTCCAAGCGTAAGTATAACTCCAAGCATTACTAGAACTCCAAGCTTAACTCCAACTGTTTCAATAACTCCTAGCGTTTCAATTACTCCGAGTATAACTAGAACGCCTTCAGTAACTCCAAGCGTATCAGTTACTCCTTCAGTATCGTTGACTCCAAGCATTACAAGAACGCCTTCAGTTACTCCTAGTGTGTCTCTTACTCCAAGCGTATCGTTGACTCCAAGCATTACAAGAACGCCTTCAGTTACGCCTCCGCCTAGTATTTCAAGAACGCCGTCTGTTACTCCACCGGTTAGTATTAGTTTAACACCAGCTCCAAGTATTTCAAGAACACCGCCTGTGAGTATTAGTTTAACACCACCTGTGAGTATAAGCTTGACTCCAAGTATTACACCATCGCCTTCAGCTCCAGTGGCTGGTTATGATTTCTATTTCGCAGATGATTACAGTTGCGCCGAACCTTGTAGCTTATACGCAGCAGATCAAATTGTTGCTTTCCCAGCTGGATCTTCTGTAACAAATAATAAGTTCTACTCATGGTCAGGTGGTACCGATTCATTCAAAATAACAGGAACAACGACAGATCCTGGTTATGCTGTACCATTATTATATCCTGCCGATGGACCATGGAATAGCTGCGATTTAGCTTGCGCCGTCTCATAAAATTTTAAAATATGAATTTCTTTAAATTAAACGTAAATTACACAATTACTGGCTCCTTTGGAGGTACAGAAACTAAAATGGCCTCCTATGTGTCTTCGGCTGCTTCTTTAGAAGAGGCTAAGGCCGCAATGGAACCTATAATAACAGAACTAATGGAAAAAGTATCCGGATCTTTTGTGTCTATCACTTGATGTGCAAAATAATAATATAAGTGAATAACACCAAAAAGATTCTCTTGCAAAAAACCATATATTTATATATACAAACAATTAAAACCAATAAAATATGTTATTCGGAATCATTATCGTAGTAGTGGCTATCGCAGTTGCTATCTTATTGAACAAATCAAAGATTTCTAAAGTAGTAAATCAAGTTGAAGACGCTATTGCTCCTGCAATCCAAGAGGTTAAAGAAGTGGTAGAAAAAGCCGCTGCTGTAGCTCCAAAGAACGAAGTAGTAAAACAAGCTAAAGAAGTCTCTAAGCAGGTTAAAACTACAAAAAAACCAACTCCTAAAAAATCTAAATAATATATGGAAAAAACAGCGTTAAAGCTTTACGAGTTTTATAACTTAGAAGCAGAACTTAACGGAGTTACGAATCAGCAAACCGGCGAATCTATTTCCAAAGGTTTACTTTCAGAAAAGATCAAGTTAACAACCAAGTATTGGATGAACGATCTTGTAAAAAAAGTAACCGCAGAGAAAGAAGCATGTGAAGCTATCAAAACCGAGTTAATTAAAAAGCACGGAACTCCTGACGAAGAAGGAAATGTTACAATTCCAATGTACATTAATATCGTAAAGGACGAAGACGGCAAAGTAGTATCGGCAGAGAACAATCCTACTTTTGCAGAGTTTCAAAAAGAATTCAACGCCTTATTGAGCGAAGAGAGAGAATTAGAACACAAAGCATTTAAGTTGGAAGACTTCGAAGACGTACAATCAGAAGGCTCTTACTCAACTTTCTTCAAACTTATCAAAGCAGAAGAGTAGTAGAAAACTTATCAATAGAAATGGCCTGCATTTAGCGGGCCATCTTTTTTACATATTTATAGCAAATACAGTTATGGCCAATCAACTTACGCAAGAAGAGTTACAGCAAATAAATCTTATTAAAAACGACGCTTTAGAGGTCGCTTCTTCTCTTGGAGAATTGCAATATCAAAAGATTACAATAGAATTAGAGCAAGAGGAGCTAAAAGCAAAGATTAAGAGAATTAAGCAAAAAGAAAACGAAATCTTCGAAGAAATTAGATCTAAATACGGTAACATCTCCATTAATACAGAAACTGGGGAAATTAGCTAAAGTGTTTTGAATCAAGTATTGATATTTATTACTAGAAAAAAACGACATAAATGGCCGAAACACTTATTAGCCCAGGAGTATTCTTATCAGAAAACGACCTTTCGCAAATTACCCAAGGACCAGTACAAGCAGGAGCCGCTCTTTTAGGCCCTACAGTTATTGGACCAGTCAACATACCTACGTTAGTCACAACCTACTCACAATACAAAGCTATTTTCGGAGCGGGATTCGTTTCCGGAGGAGCTGCTTACGAGTACTTAACTAGCATGGCCGCTTTGAACTATTTTGAGCAAGGCGGAAATTCTTTGTTAATTACAAGAATTGCTTCAGGCTCTTTCACGCCGGCTACAGCAAGTATCGGTGCATCAGGATCAGCTACCTCTTTTGTTTTAGAGACGCTGTCTTCAGGTATAACAATGAACAACAGCTTAGGCGCATCAGGATCTACAGTAGCAAATGGAGCTATACCATCAGGATCAAGCGCTAACGTTAGATGGGAAGTTACATCTACAGATACAGGATCGGGCACATTTAACATGATTATCAGACGCGGTGACGATTACGAGAATAACAAATCTGTTCTTGAAACATGGAACGGTTTGTCTTTAGATCCTAACCAATCTAACTACGTTGCTTACGTTATTGGTGACCAAGCTTACACAGTGGCAACAGACGATTTAGGAAACGCTTACTTACAAACTACAGGTTCTTACCAAAATAAGAGCAAGTACGTTAGAGTTAAATCTGTAAACGCAGCAACTCCTGGATATTTCAACTCTTACGGTCAAGTTCAATCTCAATATACGGCTTCTTTACCAACCTCCGGATCTGGTTCTTACAACGGAGCTTTTGGAGGTTCAACCGGTAATTCTAACGCTAGCTTAACTGGATCTAACTTCTTCGAAAACATTCCAAACTTAGCAAATAACCCAGCTCAACCAAGTACTAACATACAAGGTTTGAACTCAGGAGACTATAATACGGCTATCAACTTATTGAGCAACAAAGACGCTTATCAATTTAACGTTATTTATGCTCCAGGTTTGACCAACGTAAATGCGTCTAGTCAAATTAATAGCATTGTTAATACAGCTCAAACTCGCGGAGACGCTATTGCAGTAGTTGATATGGTTGGTTACGGTCAAGCTATCCCTACAGTTTTAGGTCAAGCGGCTGGATTCGATAACTCATACGCAGCTACATATTGGCCATGGGTACAAATCAGATCTCGTGAAACTGGTAAAGTTAATTTCGTTCCTGCTTCTACATTAGTACCGGCAATCTACGAATACAACGATAAAGTTTCTGCAGAATGGTTCGCACCAGCAGGTTTGAACAGAGGCGCAATGACAACAGTATTACAACCAGAAAGAAGGCTAACAGCTAACGATAGAGACAGATTATATCAAGGATCGGTTAACCCTATCGCTACATTCCCTGGAGTTGGTACAGTTATCTACGGTCAAAAGACTCTACAAGGTAAAGCTTCTGCTTTAGACAGAGTTAACGTTAGAAGATTGTTGATTGCTTTAAAATCTTATATCGGCCAAATCGGTCAAAACATCGTATTCGAACCAAATACTCAAGTAACTCGTAATAAATTCTTAAGTCAAGTTAACCCTTATTTAGAGTCAGTTCAACAAAGACAAGGTTTATACGCATTCCAAGTAGTAATGGACGATAGTAATAACACTCCTGACGTAATCGATAGAAATCAATTAGTTGGATCTATCTACTTACAACCAACAAGAACAGCGGAATTTATTCAATTAGATTTCAACATCTTACCTACAGGAGCAACATTTGGTCAATAATAACAAACACAACAGAAAATGAACGATAATACAATTATTAGAATTAAAGTACCAGCACGTTTATACGAGAGTGTAAAAGC